TCCAAAGATGTTACCTGAAAAACCAAAACTATCTCACTTTTTTATACTTCAACTCTTCGTATCTGGAAACAACTCTACCACCTCATCACTTCAATCGTGGATAAAGTTAGCTGGGAAGCGACCAAGAGCTGTATCATCTCTAAAACCAGTTCCCTTTTTGTAGGTATTATCAGTATTCCCCATGAAACCATTTGTGGGACTATTTAACCCACCACCACCAAACCTATCTCCTTTTTGTGCTTCCACCCTACTCCCATCTATATTTATCCCACCTGTTCCCCACTTCAAACAATTCTCTGCTACTGTCTTTTCAGATAATGGTTTACGAGCTACTGTAATAGGTTCTAGTGCTGGTTTTAGAGCAGTTCCCCAACCTTCCCATTCTTTTGCTTTTTCTTCTGTTATCTCTGATTTATTTTGGTGACGATTTGAGTAATCTTCTGGACGATATTCTTGTGTGTGTTGAAGTTTAGAATATCCTAATGCGCCATTACTACTATCACCAGTACCATTCCAAGAGGCGTTTCATGTTTTTAGAAACTTGTCTAATACCTTGCCCACGTTGAGGCTTTTCGGAAACCCTGACCCATAAACCCAAGCAATCATATCTCTTATTTCAAATCCAGCATCTTCTATTCTCACTGCCATTCTGTGTTGTGTTCTTGTTCCAGCAAAAGCAAGTAAATAGCCTCCTGGTTTTAGAACTCTTAAACATTCTTGCCAAACCTCAATACTGGGGACATCATAATCCCATTTCTTGCCCATAAAAGACAATCAATACGGGGGGTCTGTAACTATGCTGTCGACTGAGTTGTCTGATATGTTTTTCAGTTCTAACAAGCAATCGCCACATATTAAGTCTATACTCATGTATGTAATAATCATAATAAAACTATCATCTAACTTCTGCTATTTCTCACTCTTCCTTATCTCGAACAAATCAATGCTGACCCTGCACCATATCATATCATCTCTCCTGTGTCCGTCAGCTCTTGGGATTGGGTGCTAGTAGATTTTTAATCATCATTGGTCAATTCTGACCTATAATCTGTCTATGTTGATTTCCTAAGTATCAGTATAGTTTAGTCAATGGATTAGTTCAAGACCTCTTGGCAATATGCTCACCCACTGCGAACTGTAGCATATTGCTGGGGTTCTCGTGGTCTCCATGCCCCATTGCTATTAGTGTATTGCCTCGCTCCTTGTAAGCCCTGTCTTGTGCCGTAGTGATTGGCACACTGTCGCCAAAGTAATACTCTAGTGCTACTCCTGCGTGCTCTGATGTCAGGTTATCATGGTTTCAGGGCACACCAATATAACTAACAGGCTTGCCAGTCTCCCTCACCCTATCAATCAAGCCGATAGTCCAATCTAATACTTTTCTAAATGCATCCTTTTCGCTTATGTTGTTTTGCATACTAGGTTTTTGTGAGCTGGTCTTGTATTGCCCATCACTATTGAAAGTATCACCTAGATTGGCAATCATTATCTCGTCGGGGTCATGCTTCATCATCCTATCCAGCACCTTAAATATCCTCCCCGTTGTGATCTCCATTCTCTTTTTAATGGTATTATTATCTACATCACGCAAGTCAAAGTGGGTATCTGTTAGCATAAGCCCTCATAGTAACTGCTCTTCTCATGTTCTCTGGATAGCTTCTAGTTTGGGTGGATTTCATAGGAACTCTTTTAGTATATCAACAGACCATTCTGCTGTCATTTCTCAATACTTTGGTATCCAGTTAATATCGGTCTGGAATAGATCGACAATGACAGGTTCTGTCGTTCAATCTGCATTGATGCCTTTCTGTTGGCTCTGCCAAGTGTTAGTATTCATCTTGTTGGGCGTTCGGAAGTCTGTATTGACCTTGAACTCCTCGATCATGTCCTCCTCACTCTTAGCACCTGTTGAGATTGTTTGCATAGCTGTTTTTTTCGATAATAAAAAAGGAGGCGGTTAGCCTCCACAAGTATCGCAACCGAAAGGTCACATAGGATTTCAGCAGTTTGGGCAGTCGCCCTTCATCACTGTTGCTAGGTCAGCAATGTCGTCTCTCTCTTCTACAATCTCCTCGTAGTCTTGTAGTGTTTCGTTTGTCATGATATGTTTGGTTAAGCTATAAATGCTTTGCACATCGTCAGTGCGGTCCACAAGCCTTAGCACTACACCGGCAGTATCACCAACTCTCTTGCCATCATAGCACTAGGACTAGATCGTCCCTATGATCTACTGTGCCATATGGTTCAACATCGCTATTATCGAAATCAAGAGTATTCATACTATCACCACTACTGCTAAATCTTTTCGACCATCTTTTCTCGAATTGTAGTAATCTTTAGAACACATGGAGCAAAATATGCACCTCCACAAGTGTTGTGGACTCTACTTCACCTTGGAAGTAGAAAGTGCTAAAATGGTAAAGTGGCTCTGATGGACAAGCCACTTTCTCGGTGTTTATTTAACTAACTTGAGTCACAAATACTTCCTTATTTGTTGTGCTAGGTAGTGTAAGTGATTCCTCTCGATGTCTAAGGTCATCGTTTTAGAATGCTTCATTGCTTCTAGTCTGCCATGACATAGGTGTAGTACACTGTTCTGATCATGGGGCAAATTCCTTTCGATGATCTTCTGTTCTGCTGAGTACAGCCTTTGTTGTTGCGGTCAAAATGGTGTCTCGTGTGCATGGTCTCGCCTGTAGCTTAACCTGTCAAGCATCATGTACAAGTCCTTAGATGTCTGCTTTGGTATTTCGTAGATTTGCTCGATTGGTAGATATACCCACGCACTAGGGTACACGTCACCATACTTCCTTAGATCATGCCGTCTTTCCTTTGGTATCTCGTAGACCTCATAGGGTGATCACTTATTGCTATCATGGACGTGGTAGTTGTAGTAGAGAGTGATATGTCCGCTGTCCCTTTCACCTCGATTACTGGTGTCAATTCTTACATTGTCCATTACGTCCTCTCTCCATCACTCGTTGACCTCGTGACCTATAACAAGGCAAAATCAGTTAGCTACTAGGTAATCAAAGTCATCTGAATTAAATCCAACATTGAAGTAGAGGAGCGGCAGTGAGAAATTTTGCTCTACCCGTTCAGCTACACCAAGAACACCAAGAGAAGCAAGGTTTCCAGTATTAAAATCAAATCCATGTTTCTCGTTCTGATAGTAGGATAAATCCTTAAAATCATCATCATCTACTGTAAGCCCGAACATTGTAGCAACAGCCCTTAGTGGGTTAGTGTGCGTACATGACATTCTCCCTCGTGGCTGATGTGCTTTAACATATTGGTTTCGTCTGACTATTTCTTTTTTTGGTTTGAAATTTACTTTCTCAAGGTGTTCTCTCATTGGTGATCTCATATCACCAGCGCCACCGAATCTAATGTCTTTGGAAGTGTCACCTAGTCAGGTGCAACCTCATATTGGTAGTTGCATAGATGCAATTACTTGCTAAATGATTGGTATCACTCCATAGCTATCTTGAGTACATTGTACACGATAGCAGCACTTCATGCAATACTTGTTCGTGCCTGTACTACTAGCTCCTGACTGTATGGAGTCAAACAATACCATATCACTCAAGCAATGAGAGATAGGGCAGTGACAAGATACTTCTGATCTACTCATCGTCTCTTTGAAATCTGCGCTATTCAAGCGATGACAGCACCAATGATAATTGCTTCGATTGACATGGTTATTTGGGGGGAGATAAATCGTCCATCCACTTATCTAGTCTTGATTGTATGTAATCAGCAATCTTTTTCAAAACAAAAGTTACAGCGTCAAATTCATTGTACCTCTGCCCCGTTCTTATCATTACAACATTGGCGAATATTGAGTAACCTTCAGCGACACACAATATACCGTTAAATCACAGTAGCACCCTATCTCAATTTATGCCTGTGGCTTTGAACATGAGAGCTACAACGATTGGTACGATGAGAAGTATGAGTTTCTTAATTGACCCCGACCACATCCTCTTGCTTGTTATCCTCTCGTTAATGAACCAAGCCTTAGTAACACCTGTTAGAAAATCTAATACTAATAACACCGTCAAAATAGCAAATCACTCTGTCTCTATGCCTAGATAGGCGAAGACACAGGCTGCTGTTATGTAGATGCAAGGCATAAGCGTTTTCATATATAAT